CGGCAGATAGTCAGTCAGATCCTTCCAATCACCTCCATTAGGAATCCACACCAAAGACAAATCGGTGCCTGGTATGTGCACACTGTGCTTCTGATACAAATAGCACTCAAAATTTCCTCCAATGAATTGGGGGTTATGTCGAGTGAATGTTGCCTTCAGATCAGTATGCACCCAAGAGTGCTGTGGAATGATAGCTATATTAGACCTGGGAAAGAATGCATCGCAATGATGTTTCTTGCCTGTCTTCAAGTTCTCAATTTCCATGTAGCACAAATTGGCAAAGGCACGTTCCTCCAGTTGATCTGGAGTGATCGTCTTCGACTTGTCGGAGCACGGCATAGCTGAGATACGGACTGAGGCCCAAGGGTTCACTTCCGTGTCTCGCTTCTCGATATCACCATCAGTTGTTGGAGCTAAATTACCTTCAGGTTCTTTGTCCATAGCTTTAATGATGATTTTCGAGGCCTTCCACACTTGAACCAATCCATAGACTGCCAGAATCAAAGCACTTGTGTTAATCAACCACTTTGCGTGGTGATCACGATAGTACTTGAAGAAATCTGGCATCCGTGAATGCTCTCTGTGGAGTGCATCGTACAACCTCCGTTTGTGAAATTGTGCCAAGACTGCAACTGACAACAAGTTGATAGCTGCAATCGTAGCACATACGAAACAAACAAGGAGGGTAGGCAAAGGAAACCACACAATGGACAAATTCCATGGATTCGCAAGGAAAAACATGGAATAGCACGTAAAGTCTTGTGGCACAATCCAAATACTCGGCCCCGTACAAGTACGGGCATGCCAAGAATATAGGGCTGTGCACAGACACAACGTTGCGCTTGTCACATGGCATATGACAGACTGCCGAACTCGCCGATTGATCTCTTTCTGGTTAGACCAGAAGATGAAATCTCGGAAGTAAGGATGTTCTATCCATGCCTTGGGAAGCCAATTTGTCCAGACAGCGAATGGAGAGGTTTCTAACCACTCAAGCTGATCAAGACACCATTGTGTGGTGTAGGCTTCAGCCCCCACCCAGAATTTACTCCAACATTTCAATGCCAAAGTAGTGTACTTAGCATAAAATGGATACATTGCCCAAGCGAAGACTTGTCCTATTTCAGGTATCATGTCCTCGCCTGTTATGGCATGTTCAGTGGGTATCTTCTGGGCATTTGGGGGCTGGTGGAACTTGTGAGCACGAGAGAAGGGCATCGTAACTTCACACGACTTCGATTTCGTGGTGAAGTAAGGAGTGCCATCGGGATTATAATGGATGAATTTACGAACGTGAAGACGTCCATCATTATCCTCGAGATACAGTTGACCTTGTGAAAAGTCAAATGCTTCCTTCTTCTGCTGTACTTGCTTTGCAACTCGATGACACCATTTCTGGGTATCGGGATCCTCACCTAAGATAGGTTTGTCCTGACGTCCATTGCAGGCGCAAACGCCTTGCTTTGGTGTGTTGCACTTCTCACAAAGTTCGATTTTCTTAGCGAGATTAACCGAATTCTCGACCACCCGTTTCTGGTTGGCGAAATATTTCGGCGTCTCATCGCTTAGAAACTCAATCAAGTGAGCTAGCGAGACAGCGGTCATCTCTTTACCGTGCTTGTCCTTCTTGGGAACCCATTGCACGTTGGCAGGGGCTCCCTTGACCTTGGACGGTACTGGGACGGCGTGTTCAACTCTGATGATCCAGAAGTCGGGAATCAATGGGGGGTTATCCCCATGAATTTCCTCGATCAAACGAGTGCTGAGCATGTTATACTCCTCGTATTCTGGCCTTACTGTCACAGTGAGCGTGATGTCATCACGCCTACAAATTGACACAGGTTCATTTGAGTAGACACTTGCGCCTGAATCCTTTACGTTTTTCGTGGTAATGAAGCACATGGGCTCCATGGAGACCTTCCCTTTACTTTCAACATCTGCCTTGACCGCGTAAGTCTTGACATTGTTTTTGATCTTGATGATCATATTAGTAGCGGGGTCATTCACGAATTCCGACTTGGTGTTGCCTATGTCGTCAATAAAAATCCCATTCATATGGGCTTGATAATTCGAC